GAGGAGTTTCCTACACATATCTGAAAAATTTTGTACAACTTTGTTTTGATCTGGTGCAGTCAGGAGCAAGTATCCAGATCTCGCAAGACTATTCATCAATGGTAAACTTCGCAAGATGCAAGTGTCTTGGAGCAAATGTACTGCGAGGACCGGACCAGATTCCCTGGGACGGAAAGTTAAAGTATGATTATCAATTATGGATTGATAGTGATATTGTCTTTAACACTGAGAAGTTCTGGCAATTGATTCTGATGGATCAAGATATCGCAAGTGGTTGGTATTGCACGGAAGACGGCAAAACTACAAGTGTTGCACACTGGTTAGAAGAAGATGATTTCGCAAAGAACGGTGGTGTGATGAATCATGAAATGGTTGATGGTATTCAGAAACGTCGCAAACCATTTACCGTTGATTATGCAGGTTTTGGATGGTTACTGATCAAGCACGGAGTATTTGAACACTCTGAGATGAAGTATCCATGGTTTGCACCGAAGATGCAGGTCTTTGAATCTGGAAAGGTTCAGGACATGTGTGGAGAAGATGTATCATTCTGTCTCGATGCTATCGCAGCAGGTTTTGAAATTTGGTGTGATCCTCGTATCAGAGTCGGTCACGAGAAGACAAGAGTTATCTGATTATAATGACAAGATATACAATTCTCCACAAAGGAGAAGTCTTACACGAAGACTTGACCGAAGAGGAGTATTTTGATATTATGGAGGACCTTTCGATGGATTTTTATCAGAAAGGTTCTCCAAAACCACAAGACCTAGAAACAAAATTTATTAAGGAGTGAAGAGCATCATGGCAGTACGTTCAAAGACCGGAGTTTACAAAGACGGGTTTATGCCCGGTAATCCGAAGAAAACTCGGCAGGGCTCGGGTAAGCACACGAAGTATGCCGCAACCTCTCGTAATGGGAAGAAAAAAGTATATCGTGGGCAAGGACGTTAATATATACGTATAGTCAATACTATTATATGTTTTGTCGCATTAGACTAAAAGACACAAACTATCAGGAAGTTTCTAATTACAAACTTCTTGATAGTTCTTTTTATGATGAGTGTTTTGAAATCTACCGTAAGTATTGTGTGTATAAAGAGTTTGATAGTGTAATACCAATTTTTCGTGAAGAGTTCGAACAGAGTAATTGTGATATCATTGGATATTATGATGGTGATAAACTCGCCGCATTTTCATTAGTATATCGTTTTGATAGTGTAAACTCTGTTTTTGCAGATCAATTTGCATGGGATTATGAAAACCCCAAACTCTATATCGGTAAAAAATCTCTTAAGAATGAATGTGCCATATATAAAAAACTCGGATATGATTATTTTTATCTCGGAGAGGATTCCGATTACAAATCAGAATTGAAGGGTTACGAAATTTCGCAATTTTTTAAGGAATGGCAAAATTAATAGCAAATCTACCCACAAAGAAAGTATGGGTCAGAAAAGAATACCTTCGTGATTTTAAAGATGGTCACGGAGAATTTGTTGAGGGTATATGGGTATCTGCTAAGTCTATTCAAGGTCGTGCCTTCTACTTTGAGACTTATCTGCCTGAATATGGTGCTATGTTTGATAAACTGCCCATATCCGCATTTGTATCAAAACCAAAGAAACCAGATCCTGATATGGATCTAGTCAATCTTCAGTTTTGGAATTGTATGGATTATGACTTTACAGTAATCTTAAAACAATTTGTTGCACCGATGGAATGGGAAGTGAGAACAAGGCACTTCGGTAACATCAAAGGAAATTATATATGTACATTAGATAACTATCATGGAGATTTTGACCAGATTGATGCATCGACAAGTGAATTGCCCGATGAACATAAGTCATTTAATCTAATTGAATTGAGGAATGGGCAGTTTTGTTTGTATCCAAACAACAGATGTCGCATATATGATACCTCTATGACACCTGATCCAGTCAAAACACCCGATTTTAAGGTGTCAACTCGCATCTTTCAAACTGAAAATGATGTTAATTGGGGTAGATTGGGTGATTGTGATGATTATTTCTGGACAACACCCGATGAGAGACAAGAAAATTAAACATGTTCGAAAATGGATCCGCAATTTATCCAAAATTAGACCAGAATTAGGCAATTTTTCACTATGTCCCTTTGCCTCTACTGCTAATTTTCTAATTTTAGAGAAGAATTTGGATAAAATTGTTCCAATTCCCGATTATGATGTTGTAATTTACATCGTAGAGGATCATCATAACAGTGATTTTCTTTATAATGCAGTAGATAACTATAATTTGCAATATTTGGACTATAAATTTCTTTCTGATGCCAAAAATGAAGACACTTTCATCAATGGTGTTCAGTCAAATAACGGAAAATATAATTTAGTTCTTGCTCAACCAAGAAAAGACCTTTTAGAAGCAAGAAAAAAACTTGCAAAAACAAATTATTATGACAATTATGAGGAAAATTATCTAAAAGAAGTTCTTGAAGAAGACTATGATACTATAAAACAAGAAATAAATAGTAAATGTAAATAATGGAGACAAAATGGGCAATTCACCAGTTGATAGGGACTCGGATTACATGAGAAAAGTGTGGGGAACGACTAGTTTGAGTACAGATTATGGTTCAACACTTGATAAAGTGCATCAAGAGAATCAAGAAACTGAAGAAAAAGTGCTTCAAGAGATAATGCACGATGATTTGTCCAATAAAAAAAGAAATCTTCAGGAATAAGGTATAAATAAAATTACGAAAACTCTTTAACAATGGCAATTCAGAGGATATCAAGATCGTTCAAAGACATTAGTTTGTCTTTTGAACCTCATCCTGTGACAAAAGACCTTCCTATTCTAAAAAATGAGAATGCAATTCGTCGTTCTGTAAGAAATATTGTGCAGACAATCCCAACAGAGAGATTTTTTAATTCTCTGTTGGGATCTGATGTAAGAAGAAGTCTATTTGAGTTTGTTGATTTTGGTACAGCATCCGTTATTAAGGATCAAATTTTAATCGCAATAGAAAACTTTGAACAAAGGGTGGATAGTTTACAAGTTATCGTAGATCCCATTCCTGATGATAATACTTTTAACGTAACAGTTATATTTGATATTATTGGCCAAGAGTTTCCAACACAAGAATATTCATTCCTCTTAGAGGCAACAAGATAAAATGCCTTTTACAAAGTACGCAAATCTAGACTTTGATCAGATAAAAACATCCATCAAAGATTATCTACGTTCAAATTCCAATTTTACGGATTTTGACTTTGAAGGATCGAACTTTTCTGTTCTGATAGACACGTTAGCATATAATAGTTATATTACAGCATTCAATTCTAATATGATTGTGAATGAATCCTTTTTGGATTCTGCAACTTTAAGAGAAAATGTTGTCTCTCTTGCTGGAAATATTGGTTACACACCACGTTCTAGAACTGCTGCAACGGCACAAATATCCTTTGACATAACAACTACGGTAGATACTCCTACACTCACTCTGAAGGCAGGTATAGTGTGTGTAGGGACTGCTAATGACACCACATTTACTTTCTCTGTGGTAGAGGATGTAACGGCAAATATAATTCGTACATTTGATAATGGTGGAAAGTTTGTAAGTGGGACCGCTTCATTTAAGAATATTGACGTATGTCAGGGAATATATTTAACTAAACAGTTTTTATATGATGGTTCTTTAGATCAAAGATTTATTTTAAATAATTCTTTTATTGATACTTCCAAATTAAAAGTTTATATCGGTAAGGATAAGAATACTAGAGGCATAGAATATACTCTTAGTAAAAATATTTTTAACATTGATAAAAATTCTAGAGTGTTTTTTGTCAGTGAGGTTCAAGATGAAAAATACGAATTGAGATTTGGTGACGGTCTTATTGGCAAAAAATTGGGTGAGGATGGTGATGGAACATATATCACCGCAAATTACATTATAACCGATGGAAGAGATGGTAATGGTGCTTCCAATTTTTCTTTTGCCGGAACTGTGGAACGTGCCGACACAACAGTAATTGATCCAGGATCGGTTACGATAACCACAAACCAAACCTCTTCCAACGGTGGAGACATTGAACCCGTAGACTCTGTTAAGTATTTTGCTCCGAAACTATATTCTTCGCAATATAGAGCAGTTACATCAAGAGATTATGAAGCAATTATTAAAGAAATTTATCCAAATACAGAATCTGTTTCTGTTGTTGGAGGTGAACAACTAGATCCTCCACAATTTGGTACAGTACAAATAAGCATCAAACCAAAAAACGGTAGTTTTGTTTCTGATTTTGATAAAGACAGAATCGCATCAGATTTAAAACAATATACAGTTTCTGGAATAAATCAAAAAATAACAGATCTTAAAATTCTTTACATTGAATTAGACAGTTCTGTTTATTACAATTATTCCCAATTATCATCAGAAGAGTCATTAAAAACATCGGTTTTAAATTCTCTTACAAAATATTCAGAATCCTTAGATCTTAATAAGTTTGGAGGAAGATTGAAGTATAGTAAAGTGCAACAAGTTATTGATAATACTGATACTGCCATTACGTCGAATATAACAAAGATTATTATTCGCAGAGACTTGAAAGTAGCATTAAATGCTCTTGCCCAATATGAATTATGTTATGGAAACCGTTTTCATGTAGAATCTCAAGGTTTTAATATAAAATCCACTGGATTTAAAGTTGTTGGGGAAAGTTCCACAGTATATCTGACAGACACACCCAATCTTTTAACTAATTTGCCAAGTAAAGAAATTGCAAAAGATGGTATTATTTCTTTAATTAAATTTGATTCTGATAATAATATTGTCGTATTAAATCCACAGGCAGGAACGGTTGATTATGAAAAGGGAGAAATTATTCTTTTCCCTATAACCATTACAGAAACCACATCTTCAAATAATGTTATAGAAATTCAAGCGTTCCCAGAATCTAATGATGTTGTTGGATTGAGAGATTTGTATATCTCATTGAATATTCCAAAAAGTACAATAAATATGGTAAGGGACGTGATTGCTTCTGGTGATGAAATATCTGGGACCAGATTTGTTAACGATTTCTATAGTTCAAGTTATTCAAACGGAAATTTAATAAGAAAGTAGCATGATACAAACAGGAATTGAATCAAAAGTTAAGATTCAGGATATAATTTCCAGTCAATTACCAGAATTTATTTTGGATGAAAGTCCAAAAACTGTTGATTTTTTAAAGCAATATTATATTTCACAAGAATATCAAGGTGGTCCCATTGATCTTAGTGATAATTTAGATGAATATTTAAAGGTTGATAATTTAAAACCAGAAGTTATTGTTGATAGCACTACATTAAGTGGCACTATAACATCTACCGACACTACAATTAGTGTTTCTAGCACTAAGGGATTTCCAAATCAATATGGTCTGTTAAAAATTGATAATGAAATTATTACCTATACTGGAATAACCGTAAACAGTTTTACTGGTTGTGTACGTGGATTTAGTGGAGTTACTGATTATAAGCAAGATTTAGACAATGGAGAGTTAGTATTTTCTACGTCAACTGCAGCAGATCATAATAGTGGTGTAACTATACAGAATTTAAGTTCGTTATTTTTAAAAGAATTTTATAAAAAATTAAAATTAACTTTTACTCCTGGACTGGAAAATATTTCTTTTGCAGAAAGTATTGATGCAGGTAATTTTATAAAAAGAGCAAGAGATTTTTATTCGTCTAAAGGGACAGATGAATCTATAAAAATCTTATTTAAAGTTATTTTTGGTGAAACTCCTTCTGTTATAAACTTGGAAGATTATTTGATCAAACCATCATTTGCAAATTATGTAAGAAGAGAGGTTGCAGTTGTAGAAGCAATTTCTGGAGATATTACAAAAATTGTAGGACAGACTCTCACAAAGAGTAATGATGAAAATACGTTTGCCTCAATTTCTGCACTAGAACCTTTTACAAGAAAGGGAGAAACTTTTTACAAAATT